TGGTAATGAAATCTTTATTGTAACAGAAGATGAGAGAGTTGCTTTACCAATCGGAGAATACGTTTTAGAAGATGGTCAAACTTTAGTAATCGAAGAAGAAGGTATTATAGCTGAAATCAAAGAAGCTGGAGCAGAAGAAGAAGCACCAGAAGAAGAAGTAGTTGAGGAAGAAGTAGAAGAAGAAAAAGAAGAAATGGGTTACGCTACTAAAGAGGAACTTGCAGAGGTTAAATCTATGATAGATGAAATCAAAGCAATGTTAGAACCTAAAGAGGAAATGAGTGAAGACCCTAAAGAAGAAGTAAAAGAAGAAGTAAAAGAGGAAGTAGAACTTTCAGAAGTTGCTCAAGAGGTTGTAAACGAAATTCCAGAAGAAGTAAAACAAGAATTATCTGAACCTGCTGCTGAACCAATTAACACAAACGCAGAGGTTTCTAAAACACAAGTAAAATTCAATATTGCATCTAAAAGAAAGATGTCTACATTGGATAGAGTAATGAGTAAAATAAATAAACTTTAATAACAAATAAATTAAATAAAAATGAGTGTATCTTTAACATCAACTTATGCAGGGGAATTTAGTGGTAAGTATATCGCTGCTGCATTATTATCTGCATCAACTTTAGATAGTGGTGCTATTTCAATTCTACCAAACGTAAAGTTCAAATCTGTTATTCAAAAGGGTGCAACTGATGACATCGTAAAAGATGCTTCTTGCGACTTTGTAACTAATCAAGGAACTTTAACTTTAACAGAAGCTATTTTAACTCCAGACGAGTTTCAAGTAAACCTACAATTATGTAAGAAAGATTTACATAACTCTTGGGAAGCTGAACAAATGGGTTATTCTGCTCACGATAATTTAGCACCATCATTTGCTGAATTTGTAATTGCTCACGTTGCTTCTAAAGTAGCTGACAAGACAGAGAAAAACATTTGGAGTGGAGCAACTGCAAATAGTGGAGAATTTGACGGATTTACTGCAAAATTAACTGCTGATGCAACTGTTGTAGATGTAACTGGAACTACTGTAAACGCAGGAAACGTAATTGCTGAATTAGGAAAAGTTGTAGATGCTATCCCAACTGCTGTTTACGGACAAGAAGATTTAACTCTTTATGTTTCTTCAAACGTAGCAAGAGCATACATTAGAGCATTAGGTGGATTTGCAAGTGGTATCGGAGCAAATGGTTCTGATAACAAAGGAACTCAATGGTTCAACGGAGGAGAATTATCTTTCGATGGTATCAACATCTTTGTTGCAAAAGGATTAGGAGATAACACTATGGTTGCTGCACAAAAATCAAACTTATATTTCGGAACTGGTATTTTAAACGACCAAAACGAAGTGAAAGTAATTGATATGAGCGACATCGATGGTTCTCAAAACGTAAGAGTAATAATGAGGTTTACAGCAGGAGTACAACACGTATTCGGTTCTGACATCGTTCTTTATTCATAATAATTAATTAATCAATATTTAAAGGGGTGGGTATGCTTAATGCACATCTACCCTTTTTTATTTAAAACCAATAAAAAAATATGGCTTGTTCATTAACAACTGGGCGAAAAGTACCCTGTAAATCAGCAGTAGGTGGGATTCAAACTATTTACTTTGCAGATTATGGAACTTTAGGTGCTCCAGTAATAGTAGCAGGAGAAGTTACCGACTTTCCTGCAAACCCAACTTGGTTTCAATTTGATGTAAAAGGTGCATCATCTTTAGAAACTGCAATCAACTCATCAAGAGAAAACGGAACTACTTTTTATGAAAGTACCTTGACAATGGCTTTAACTTTTCAAGAAAAAGCAACTCAAGAAGAATTAAAATTAATTGCACACGGTAGACCTCACGTAGTTGTAAAAGATTACAATGGAAACTATTTTGTTGTAGGTATGGAACACGGAGCAGAGGTAACTGGTGGTTCTATCACTACTGGAGCAGCTATGGGAGATGCAAGTGGATATAATTTAACTATTGTAGCACAAGAAACTGCACCACCTTACTTTGTAGAGCCTGCTGTGGTAACTACTGATGCATCTGCGGTTCAGATTGACCCAACTGCATAATTAAATTTTTACTTTATATTAAAGGGGTATCTTAACGGATACCCTTTTTTTTATTTTAAAAGCTATGCTTTTTTACTAATACACACAAAAAATAGTATTTGTTACTATATACTAATATGAAAGTATTAACTACAAGTACAAACCAACAAACCATTAAGGTAATACCGAGAAGTTACGTTGCATCTGTTACATTAAAATTAAGAGATGATAGTACTAACGAGATAACTACTGCAAGTGTAAATACTGTTACAGATAAGGACTATTTAACCTTGTCTTATGCGTTTAACTTGAAAGAGGGTAGGTATTATGATTTAACACTTTTAAATGGCTCTGATGTTATTTATTTAGATAGAGTATTTTGTACAGACCAAACAATTAACCAAGATACCAATGATTACTATTCTGTTAATAAAAATCAGTATGTAACTAAAGAGGGTAATAATGATTATATAGTTTTATAATATGAATGATTTAAGAGTATTAAATTTATCGACTTATACAAGTCCTAAAATAAAGGAAACAAAGACAGATAATTTTGTTTCTTATGGAGAGGACAACAATTACTTTCAGTTTTTAATTGATAGGTATAATGGTAGTGCAACAAATAATGCTATTATAAACGGAATGTCAGAAATGATATTTGGTAGGGGTTTAGATGCAACAGATAGTTCAAGAAAACCAGAAGCGTATGCACAAATGATAACTTTATTTCACGATGATTGTGTAAGGAGATTATCTTCTGATTTAAAGCTAATGGGTCAATGTGCAATGCAAGTAATCTATTCTAAAGATAGAAAAACTATTGCAAGAGTAGAACACATACCAGTAGAAACATTACGAGCAGAGAAGTGTAACGAAAAGGGAGAGATAGAAGCATATTATATGCACCCAGATTGGGCAAACTATAAAAAGAACGATACCTTAAAAAGAATACAAGCGTTTGGTTATGGTAAAGATGCAATACAAATATATTATGTAAAACCTTACAAGGCAGGATATAAATATTATTCGCCAGTAGATTATCAAGGTGGAATACAATATGCAGAGTTAGAAGAAGAAATTTCTAACTATCACATTAATAACATTATGAATGGATTAGCACCAAGTATGTTAATCAATTTTAATAATGGAACACCAGACCCAGAGCAAAGACAATTAATAGAAAATAGAATCTATCAGAAATTTAGTGGTAGTTCTAATAGTGGTAAATTTATATTATCTTTTAATGATGATGCGAATACTGCTGCGAGTATAGAACCAATCCAATTAAGTGATGCACATAACCAATACCAATTTCTTTCTGATGAAAGTATGAGGAAAATAATGGTAGCACACCGAGTTGTTTCTCCTATGTTATTAGGTGTAAAGGACAGTAGTGGATTAGGTAACAACGCAGACGAGTTAAAAACTGCATCTATATTAATGGATAACACAGTTATTAGACCATTTCAGACACTTTTAATAAATGCTTTTGATGATATATTAGCTTACAATGATATTGCTTTAAACCTTTATTTTAAGACATTACAACCGTTAGAGTTTAAGGATTTAAGTAATGTAGTAGATGCAGAAACAAAAGAGGAGGAAACTGGTGTTAAGTTAAGCAAGGTTTTAACTGAATTAGATGAGTTTGGAGAAGATGAAGATTTAGAAAATTGGGAGTTAATTGATGAAAGAAAAGTTGATTATGATGCAGAGGAGGAATTAAATGAGGAGTTAAATAAACTAAACAACCCTAAATTATCTATATTATCTAAAATGTATAATTTTGTTACTACTGGAACTGCAAGACCAAACGCAAAAAGTAGTCAAGATGGAGAGAATGAGGATGGTTTACAGTTTAAAGTAAGATACCAATACGCACCTTTATCATTTAGTGAAAATAGTAGAGATTTCTGCAAGAAAATGGTAACTGCTAAAAAGATATATCGTAAAGAAGATATTGATATGATGAGCCAAAAAGCAGTCAATAAGGGTTGGGGATTAAATGGTGCTGATACTTATGATATTTGGCTTTACAAAGGTGGTGGAGATTGTCATCATTTTTGGATGCGTAAAACATATAAGGCAAAGAGTAAGAATCTAAAACCAGATGTAGGTAATCCAAATGCAGAGATAAGCGTAAACAAGGCAAAAAAAGATGGTTTCAAACCAGAGGTTAATGCAAAGGAAGTTGCAACAAGACCAACTGATATGCCCAATAATGGATTTGTAAATAAAAAAAGATAGATGGCAACAGCATTATTCATAAGTAGAACGGATTTAGTAAAGAACAGTATTCTTGATGGGAATGTAGATACTGACAAGTTTATACAGTTCATTAAGATTGCACAACAGATAGATATACAGAATTATTTAGGAACTGATTTATACAATAAGATTAGTGCTGATATTGTAGCTGGTAATTTAAGTGGTAATTATTTATCTTTAGTTAATGACTACGTACAACCTATGTTGATACATTATGCTATGATGCAGTATTTACCTTTTGCAGCATATCAGATAAAAAACGGAGGTATTAGTAAACACACATCAGAGAACGCAGAGAGTGTATCAAAAGAAGAAGTAGATTATTTAGTAAACAAAGAAAGAAACTTTGCAGAATACTACACAAGAAGATTTATAGATTATATTAATTTTCACGAAGATATATTCCCAGAGTATAACAGTAATACAAACGAGGATATAAGTCCAGATACTAACGATTTATTTAACGGATGGGTTTTATAATGAGAGCAACATACAAACCAAAACAAGCAAATGTTGTTAAATTGAAAAAGTATTTAACTAAAAAAGATAAGAAATAATGGCAAACGAAATATACGATAGTACTTGGTGGGGTAACACAATACAAACTGCAGTTTCAATAGGAACAGTAACTGAAATGATACAAGGTCAGTTTA